CCCCATGTGCCTCCGACTCCGGGAGGCCCGGGGGGGCCTTGAATCCCTTGAGGCCCTTGACTGCCTTGCGGCCCGGGGACGCCGACGCTTCCTGTCAGGGTTCCCGCGATCGTGCCGGACAAGGCGCCGTTGACCGTGCCGAAGGTGTTCTCGGTGGACGTGATGGTTCCGTTAGGCATGAGATTATTCGGTCACGGAGTCGATGACCTGAACGCGAAAGATTTCGGTGCGCGAGATAGGACCGGGCGAGCCAGGGAAGACGAACTTGATGTCCCATCGGCCAAGGCCAAGAGCCCAGTCAGCGGTCGAGCCCGGGTAGGTGCAAGTGAAGGACAGGCCGTCCACGGCCTTCGTGATCGTCAGGTTGTAGAGGTTCCCGCACTTGTCCTCCACCGTCGAGCTGAGGGTCGTGGCCAGTAGGTTGGCAGGGCCGGTTGCGCCAGGGGTCCAGACGAAGGTGCAGGCGAACGTGTTGCCCTGCGATAGCGTGACGGTGTCAGACATGGCTACTTATTGTGCAAATGGTAGGGTTTAGGGAGGCAGAGGAATCTTATCCAACTTGCCGATTTCAAAGATGAACTCTCCGCCAGGGGAGTATAACTGACCATCACCGTTAAAGGCGGCACCCGTCATAACAAAAGAGCTGGTACTAGTCGTAACCGTCTCCCCAATCAGTTGGTTTTTCTGGTCATTGGTCAGAGTCTGACCCGCTCCAGAGCCGATGCCTGAACTCGTCCACTCGGTAAACGACCCGGTGTTAGGTGGAAAAGGACTATCCGCGGTGAAGTAAGGTGTGCGTACTTGCTGGGGGAACCCTAGACTGCCCAGGATGTTGGACGGGTTGAAGTCCGTCCGCATCATCGTGCGCTCGTCGCTCAGGAAGACGTGCCCCACATAGATTACGTTGTATTTGTCGGCGATGACGGGAGGGTCACCGGGGACAGGAGCTGGAGTGCTGATACGTCCACCCCTAGCCAAAGGGATACCCGTGCCAGAGCCCGTGCCCGTGATACATAGGACAGGCGCACGGAGACGGGCCCATGTCTTAGGGGCCGTGGGCATCAGATGCGGGCGTAGTAATACTTCGCCGTCAGGGTGCCGAGTTTGATGCGGTCGGCCCACAAGGAGCCGGTGACGTACTGATCCACGCGGAAGGCGCCGCCCGTCAGTTTAACGATCTTAGCCAGCTGCAGGTAGGCGTACTCATCATTATCGGGGGGGATGGTAAGGCCGGTGCTGTAGATACGCGGATAGAAGTCGTCCGGGTCGCTGGGGGTAGGGACATCTTCTGGGAATAGGAAGGTCTCTTCATTCTGGCCGACGCGCAGGAAGATGGTCGAGGAGGTCGTGCCGTTGAAGTCTACGAGCAGTTGAGAGCCGGAACTAAGCGCGTCCATATACTGCCAAGACTCGGAAGCCGCGTTAAACACTTGGGGCGTCAGGTTGTTAATCTTACCCGGGCAGATTTGGTAGGTAGTGATAGTGCCGCCGCCCTCTCCTTCGACATCACTGACGTTCTTGACCCTGAAAGGAAAGCAGGAGTCTTCGTAGAGATTCTCAACCCAAGGCGCCCACGGCTTCTCGATGGTCAGGTTGATGCCCTGACTCGACGAGGTGAAGGTGTAACCGACTCCGGGCTGGATGCTCATGGATCAGATGTTGGAGTAGACGTTCGGAGGCCAGCCTTCCTTGGAGTAACGGATTTCGTACATGATTTTATACAGCAGACCGTACTCCTCGATGTTGACCTGAGAGAGGAGGTTCTGCTTTCCGAAATCACCCGTACCGACCGGAGCCCACGCAGGAAGCAATGAAAAGACGCCCCAGGCGTTGGTTGCCGTGGCGCTTCCCAGCAGAGCGTAAAGAGCCTGCACGTCCGAAAGGGACGTGGTATACATGACGCCAGAGTAAGTGGTCGTGCGGGCGAGATACTGAGTGCGTCCATACAGCGCAGGGTAATCCGGATCTACGAAACCGATGAACCGACCGCCTTCTCCTCGCTCGAAGCAGGCGCCGTTGTAGCCCTCGCTGGAAGGGACGCTGACTGGCTTCATGGTAGTCATGTTAATGACGTTCACAATGGGCCCGAGGGTCGAGTCGTCGTAGGCGCCGCCGAAGTTGGAAGGCAGGCCAGCCAAAGGTCCTCCACTGAAGCCACCGGCAGACTCGAAGAAGTTCGGGTGAGCTGTGATGTTCTCAGCGGTCAGTCCGTTAGCGGAAGAGGTGTTCGCCCTGGTACGGACTCCGGCGTTCACGGAAGGGTCGATGCCGACGTAGTCCACTTTTAGGGTGGCCACGCCAAGGTTGTCCCAGCTGATGCTTCCCTTGTGAGACTTGCAGTAACCGTAACCGCCGGCAGGGAACGCCGTACCACGGACGAACGGAGCAAACGAGCCTGCGTTCGCGTCAGACTTAAACGTGGCGTTGATGATGATAAGGCCAAAGCCGTCAGACGTAGTCGTCCAACCAGGCTGCAGGATGTCGGTAGTAAGAGCGTTTCCTTTTTCGATGCGTGCCATGGTCGTAAATTACATCTGGCTTCCGTAGCCGTCAATCTGCGGGTTGCCTGTCTGCTGCTTAGTGAAGTCGGGCGTGGTGTAACTTCCACCCATGGCGATTTGCTGAAGCAGGAAAGTCTGCTTGCGCTGCTCATCGAGCTGAGCGCTGACGGCGGCAAGGACCGGGTTGGCCCCTACGCCGACGATATTGGAGAAGCCTTCGGCTCCGGCCATGGCTCCCTTGCCCTGCATATCGAGGGCCTTCTGGGCGTCAGACTTGGACTCGGCGGCCTGCTTGGCGGCGGCGGCCTCAGCGGCGGCCTTCTGCTTGGCGATCATCTCCGGGTCAGCAGAGACGCGGGCAGCCGAACGCTTCTCTAGCATTAGCTGCATTTCCTCGTCCTTGGAGTAATCGTTGACGCCAAAGAACATTGCACCGGCTTTTAGATTTCGACGGAGATAGTCCAAAGGACCTGTAGACTCTTTCAGGTACTGGACCATGGCCGCATCGGCTTCTCCTCCGAATCCAAGCACTCCGCCCTCCTTGCCCTGCTCTTCTGCAAGAGCCTGTGCGGCCAGCTTGGCGTTCTGACGATCTAGGGCGTCTTGCCGGCGACGAGCGGCCTCCTGGGCTGAGCCTACCGTGCCCTCGCGCATATACTTGTTCCCGCCGCCCTCGGCCACGGCCTTGGCATCCTGCACCGCTTGGCGATTCTTTTCGATGGCCGAGGAGATGGCGTTCATGGCCGAGTTGAGCAGGACCATCGGCGCCGCGAAGGAAAGGAACAGGTCCTTGCCGAAGTTCTTGAAGCGCTGCTCGATGCCCTCCATGTTCTTCTCGAGCGTGCTGATGGACTTCTTGACCTTCTCCGTGACCTGTTCGGCGTTGGTGTCGCCGTTGATGCTGAACTTGATGATGTTGCTCATGCTTCGGTCTTTTCGAGTGAGTCGATTAGTTCTTCGTCCTCGGAGGTGAGGACCTTGAGTTCGGCGCCCTTGCTGATCGCAAAGGTGGAGTTCAACCAGATGGCTTGGCACTCCGGCATCGTCCATGCCCGGTCTTCCGAGATGTTGTTGGCGATGAGGGAGGCCACCACGGTAAGCACCCACGGCGTGCCGCTGGTTTCTGAAGCCTTGGCCTTCTTCTCCCAGAACTTGGGCCAAGCATCAATCAGGACGAACTTGGAAAAGCGTTCAATCTGTTCGGCGAAGTAATCTTGGTTCGCGGTCATCTTGCCGAGGTACCAGGAGTCTTTCCACGTCAGTTTGTCGAGGCGTTCGCCGGAGCAAATCTTCACGGCCACCAGCAGATCGAGCGGACGGATGGGGACGCCCGAACGGAGGAGGGGGCTTTCGGCTGCTTCCAGCTGCACGCGGTGGAGCAGGCAGAACGGGGAAACAAAACGGCCCAGGAGTTTAGTCAGCCCTGGGTCCGTGAAAGCGGATGTGAACCGCTTATCCATGCGGTTAAGCGGTGGCGACGGCTTCGTAACCTACGGCAGTCACGGTGACTGCGGAGTAGCCACGATTGCTGCCCTTATCCGAAACCTTCGTAACCCAGCCGGAGAAAGCGGTCGAAGCAGCGCCGCCAGGATAAGCAGAAGCGGTGTTCACCGTCAGGGAGAAGTTGGCGCCTAGCTGAGGAATCGCCGAGGTCTTCGCGATGATTTCCACGCTCAGCTGACAGCGACGATCGTCGCCGCGCCAAGAAACGGTCTTGCCCGTCTCATCGACGATGGTGGCTTCGTTGGCGAACTCACCGTCGTTGGTGTAGGACTGGACGACGGCGTTGGCCACCACCGCACCGGGAAGGCCATAGATTGCGGTTACCCCTTTGACGATAGCAGCCATATACTATTGCGGGTAAGGTAAGGTTAGCCCTCGGGGTTCACGACCACCAGAATGTCGTAGACTAGGACCGATGCCCAGGAGCGCTCGTTGACCCCCTCGTCCTCGGACAGAGGGGTGATGTCGTAGCAGTGGGCGTCGGCCTGCAGGGTGAACACGGCCTGCAGCGCTTCGAGGTCCTGCATGGCCCCTGCGATGGCGGCCATCCGGGCGCGGTGATCCGTCAGGGTCACGTCGTCGGCAGAGTCCAGCAGGGTGACGCGGACGGAGCACGAGTAGTTCCCTAGGCCGTCCGGGAAGTCGTTAGGCAGGCGGGCCGAGTCGCAGAGCACGATGGCCTTGGGGAGCACGTTCGTGTCGGCGCTGTCGCCCTTGTAGATGTTCACCCCGGCCAGTTCGGTCTGGGCGGTGAGGTGGGCGGCCACTGCGGCTTCCACGATATGGCGGGCGGATTTGGTTCCCATAGAGTTATTTCTTACGAGCGTTAGCCTGAGCCAGCGTTTTTTCAAGCCTTGCGAGCACGGCGGCACGCATCTGCTTTACGCGGTTGCCGTAGACGATGTTCTCGGTGTTTGCCTCTCCGGCCACGTTGTTGATGTTACCGATCAGGTTCATCACGGTCATCGAGACAAAGCCAGGGCTACGGCTGGCACTGAATACGCCCTGGGCTGAACGGCTGTTGGCGTCCACCCATGGGGCGTTGTATACGCCGAAGTTACGTTCGACGCCCTTCTTGGTCACGGGCTTGGGGACCTGCTGCATGACCGCCGCCCAGCCGGCCTTGACCCGTCCAACCTTGGCCTGCCGTTCGGCGATGTAGGCTTCCAGCTGCTGGGTGGTGGGGATGAAGTATTGCGGACCACCGATGGGCTGGTTGCGCTTCCAGCGGCCTCCCACGGCGTTCTTGTATTTGTCGTGAATCGGGCGCGGGTTTTCGGTCGTGCCAGCGATAGGACGAATCTGTCCGAAGATGTTGGCCTTGGCCAAGTAGTTCTGAGCCTTGGCAAACGCTCGCGTGTAGCTCGTGTCCTCCATGATCTTGCGCATGACCGGGGAGAGTTTCTGAACCCTAGCCAGCGTGGACTTGTGGTCGTAGATTGCACGGAAGCCCTCCTGGTCATTGGCCCTCACGGAGTTGATGACCTGTCGCAGGAGGACGGGCATCCCCTTCTTGGGGCTGTCGGCAGGGACGAAGATGCGGCGCACATCATTCCCCAACTTGTTCATGCCGGCCTTATGGGCGGCTGAGCTCAGGCCACGGCCCCCGCCCTTGGGCATCGGCGGGGTGAAGGTCATGGCGTCTCGGCACATCAGCCTGATCTGCTCGCGGGTGACCATCTCCATATCGCCCTTCACCTCTTCGGCAAAGTGCCTCAGCGCCGCGTTGAAGTCGGCGAGGCTGGCTGGTTCGATGGC